TATCAGTGACAAAAGGTCACCCTGGATCCCAGGTTTAACTGTGATAATAGATGTTGGAGAGGGCCCTAAGAGGGTCCGATCGAAATAATTCAAAGAACAAACGGTGTTCTGAGGCTCGCAAGTGGCGCTTGCTAGGGGGTGAACGAAGTCCCCCTGTCCGCAATTGCATGCTTATTTAAGGCATACGCTTGTCTACGAACAGCTATACATTTCCCGGTTGGTGAATCATAAGGATCAGTCTCTTATCTAAGATGACATCTATCCCTTATTGATGCCAAATCGTGTTTGTGTGTTGCGTGTGAGTGTGACGAAAGTGTGTGTGAATTACCATAGTTCGAGGGAGTCAATCCCGTCGTAGTTGGTAATGGAGTCGTAGTTAACCGTTGTAGTATATTCGGTTACCTCACTCGGGAAGAAACTAAAGGAGGGGGCATAGTCCCATAGTTTGTTATAATCTTCCTCAGTGATAGGTGGTTCGGAACGAGACAGTTGATGAAAGCGATCACGGAATTTACGTATTTTCCGTGCAAATTCGCGAAATTCAAAAAGAGTGTCGTCGAAAAAAGGACCCATGGGCGTATTGATGGTACATTCTTGCATAAGTTTTTCCTTTCGGATAAACTCACGTTTAGACCAGCCTTGTTTGTAGGCGATGCCGTCAATATTGTCTTCATGGTGTCGTACACCTATTGGTAGGTTAAGAGAGTCCAAGAACCTGGATGTCATATCAGGAACTTGTAAATCTGAACCGAATATTTGTTCAATATCAGTTGACCAACGTTTTTCGTATCCTGCATTTTTGTAAATCTCTTTCTCAAGAGAGGGGACAATGGAGGATTCCCATTGGAAACGGGTACCATTAAATAAGGTTGAGAAACCTTGGTTGGTACGTAAAATCCAATGAGCGAAGCGTTTATCATAATCGCTGAGGGTGGAGAAATCACGTATGACTCCCATTCCTCCGACGACGGTCGGTAGGTTGTAGGATAATGTGAGATAGTTCTCAAATTTCTGTAACTGTTCCTTATTCAACTTCTTCCAAGTTGAAAAAGGCGTGCGGAAGTCGTAGACCCAATCATTAATATAATCCCGTTTGGTTTTTTGAAACAAACGGAACTTTTCTTGTAGAGAGAGTTCATAACGTGCGTGACCGGTGCATGTCTTAGCGACACGACCACCACCCATGATTAAGTTCAAACGAACATAATCAATATAGTGGACCGCATTGTTACGGAAAGTGTAGAACTGGGAGTTCATACAGAATGTGTGAGGATGGATGTAGTTCTTGCCAAGAGACTCGCTGAAACCAACAACTTTGATGAAGTTGGTCCAAGAGACACCTTTTTGGCCAGGGGAACCGTCGCAAGACGAGTACCATCTGTTCTTACCTTCGTAGTATGACCTGGGGAGTACCATAAATAGATCGTCACCGTTCACAAGGATCGGGACGTCTTTAATGGGAGTGGCCAGGTAAGGGTCAATGAAGACCCAGTTAACAAGGAAGTTTATAAAACAAAGGATGGGGAAGGAGACGGGACTGCCCATAAGTTGACCACGAAGTTGTGGAATATACAGGTCAGTCTTCTCTCCTTTTTCGTCACGCGGACCCATTCCGATATAACACATATTATGTCCAACGAGAGACATTTTAAGGTTTTGAAAAATATCGGAACGATCGGTTTCCTCCAGCATAGAGTACACCAAGGTGTTCAATATGTTGACAGAGAACTTAGGGTCCAAACCATCGGTGGCGGCAGAGTAGTCTCCGCTCACAAATTCTAGCTCATCAGGGTCGTAACCCCGATTTTGCCAAAACGTACGAGCTTCAACATAGGTTCTGTGAAAGTCCGCCGCACCGATTTTTCGGTAGAGTGGGAAGAAGCGATTAGAATCACGCTGGATGAACCGACGGAGAAGTCGGTCCCAGCGATAAGCATCGATATAGCGTGGTGAGTCACCACAGGATACGATTCTGGCTTTACATGGCTCCTTAATAGCTGAGATACGCGCGTTAATGCGCTCGTTCCGTAAGGTTCGTGCGCAATAAGCAATCGCAGATAAACCATCTTGCAATGTCCCCTCGAGATTGAGTTCTTCGAGCTTGACATCTTCAGAAAAAATCTGTGACTTAAGCGTACCATTCTCATCAAAGTGAGAGGAGTACCATGTGGGTGGGATTGTGGGTGTAGTAAAGGTTAGGTTCTCATTACATTCTAAAGCCCATCGGGGATGAGGGACATTGAGTCCTGGAGGAAGATCATATTTTCTGTCGAACGACGGTCGGTCGTTCCACGTCCAATTTGGATCTTCAAGGAGCTTTAAAATATCATTGGAAAATCCTCCCTGATTACGTTGGGAAGTGAAAGAGGCGGAAGTCGAAGGGACAATACAAATATCGTCAAGCTTCATATTACGACGCTCATCTTTGTGCATAAGTTTGACAAAGAAGTCCTCTAGTTCTGACAAGGCATGTTGAAGGGCTGATTCTGCAAGAATTGGTTTCTCGTAGTTGCCATTGCGGGACACACCTTGATAAAACATAGGAGGAGGGGGGTCGAATGGAGTGCCTACGCCTGCACCATGCTCGTTCATTTTTTTGCTTTACGAAAGCATCAGAAACGGGAGCAAAGCAGCGTTTACACTGGAGGAAGGCTTGACATATCGAAACATGTTCGTCTACAAAAATGCCGTCGCTGGGGATACGTGAGTTGATGACTCGACGTATGGAGCGGCCGAAGACTAACTGATACTCTTTATCAGGGAGTTTCACATTCAAGAGTCTTGCCATCGGATAAGCACAAAATTCCTTCAAACTTTTTTCAAGTTTAAGGTTCTTATCCAATAGTAACAATTCTTGACAGACTTCCTGAAAATTAGCGATCAGCCAATCTTCAATTTCGAACAAGGAGAATGTCCTATAAGACGCCAATACAGACATAACAGTGGTAACTGCCCGTCCGCACCGGTGAATTGACTGGATGAGATCACGATTCTGACGCTCTTTCTGCAGCGCCTTTAAACGTCGTCTTTCTCTTTTCTCTTCTTCACGTTTGCGTGATTTGGTGGTAGTTTTAGTGTGCAACACACTAGGATCCCCTCCATCCTCCGGTAAACCTTCCGGGGGCACTAGGGGTGACTGGTCAGACTCAGTCGTTCGTCTTAATCCTTTAAGGCTTATGAATAGGTCGATTTGCCTTTCAACCCAATCCACGACTTGCTGGGCGCACGGCGCCGCAGTATTGGCCGGTATGACATCAGTTACATGAGCACGAGGTGGACGTTTCCGTCCGGAACGCCGGGCGGCGTTCAATCTTTTGGTCTTGGAAACTGGTATATACTGAAGTTAGGCCTGTTGAGCCAATCCGAAGAAACTCCAGGGGCGCCCTTACGGGGTGCCCATTTCGGTGTTTCGGCGTAGGTACATCTACCTAGGACCCGAAGGCCACTTAACAAATATGAAACTCAATATTCGAGATAAATTTCTAAATTGGAGGGTAAGGAAACTTAATTCTTACAGACCAATTCGAAATCAATCCGATTATAGAGTTCAACACCGTAAAACCGGCTGAACCGACCATGAAAGTAACTCACGACCTGGTCACAATTGGGGAATTCCTAATTCCACAACAGTGACCGGACGCAGTGACTTTGGGTCAATACAGTTGGTCTCATCAGGGTTTCGACACCTGAACCTCCTACACCAGCCTCATCTGTAAAATTCCTTATTTTACAGTAGAGGCGGGGTAAAGGCACAGGTGGAGACCCAAACGAGACGTACTTAATAAGTACAATGGACACCTTATGTGCTAGTCAGAGAGAAATCCAACTAGAGTCGTGGGTAGCCGGGGAACCACCCCGCACGACTTCCAACAAATAAACTAATAATAGTTGGCAAACTATTATGATGGAGTGATAAAATACCTTCACTCATCTTGCTCTTCGGTTCCACAACCG